CTAATTTGCTATCAGAAACAGATGTACCAATTTTTAATTTATATGAATCTGAAGTGTCAGGATTGATATACCAGTTAAGAAGATTATTAGTAAATTGTAATATTGAATCTCCTGCACTTGTACCACCTGTAGCAATTTTTAATCTTGAATGTGAGTTTGCAGTATTACTTGTATTTTTAAATTCATATCTAGCTGTTGAACCTGATAACGAATCTTGAACATCTAAAATACAAGTTGGCGAACTCGTTCCCAGTCCTAATCGTCCAGACGAATCTAAAGTCATTCTAGTTGCATTAGCTGTATTGTCATACCAAATTAATGAACCAGCCGATGCATCATAAGCAACATTGTATTTATTAACACCACCTGACCTATATCTAAAATCAATATCAACATTTGCATTAGCTTCAAGTGTTACACCACCGCCAGTACTAGCATTAACATGCAAGTTGTTTTGTGGCGAACTCGTTCCGATACCCCAATTTTCAGTACCAATAACTCCAACATCTGTACCATCTTTTCTGAATAAAGCTATAGTTCCGTCAGAGGTATCTCTGTTTAAAAGCATTGCAGTGTTGGCATCAGTAGATGCTTGTATTTGACCAATATCTCCACGGAAACTAATTCCTTTTGGATGGTCAAATTCGGCAGGACGTGCGTTTGTGCCGCCAACCATGAAATTTCCAGAGGCATCGATTCTTGCTGCTTCACTTCCGCCAACACGCCATCTATGGATATTTGCAAGAGTAGCATGAGTTCCGCCAAATAATGTGTAGTTTGCTCCTGTGCTTGTAGTGTTACCACCACTAATTAATGTGCTATCAGTATTACTAGCAGAAAGAATATGTCGTAAGATTGCAACTCCAGTGCCAATATTCAAGCCATCAGCAGTAATATCTCCTGTTACATCTATACCTGTTGAGGTTGTGGCTAGTTTTACTGCATTATCGTGATAAAGAGATACTGCTCCATTTGGTGAAGCTGTCATATATAATTCAGAATTTGCTTGTCTACCTACATTAAAACTTTCTGCTTTGATGTAAAGATTACCACTTGCATTTTTTTCTTCTATGTAAGAATGAGTTCCATCACTATAAATCTGTAAATCTGAACCAGCTCCAAAGATAGCCTTGCCATTATCAGCTAATGAAACATTACCTGTTACGTCTATACCTGTTGAGGTTGTGGCTAGTTTTTTAGAATTATCATAATATAAATCAACAGCACCATCTGCATTAAAATCAGCCATGTATTCAAATGGAGATTTTGCAAGTACAATTCTGTTATTAGTTCTTAACTGTAAATCACCAGTTCCATCATCTAAAATGTAGCTAGTAGAACCATCGTGATAAATCTGTAAATCTGAACCAGCTCCGAATACTGCTTTGTCATTATCGCCAAAATTAATGTCACCTGTAGTTGTTAAACCTGTAAGCGTACCAACACTTGTAATATTAGGTTGAGAAGCTGTTTGAATAGTGCCTGTTAAATCGCCAGTAATATTACCTTCAATATTAGCAACTAAAGTACCCAAGGAACTTAACGTAATATTGCCTGTAGTACTACCATCTGCTGTTGTTAATCCTAATGTAAACTTATCAACAGATTCGTCCCACATAAAGATACCATTATCAGCAGTACCTCTATTGATAAGCATACCTGAGTCATTTACAGGACTGCCTGTTAATCCTGCATTAAGCTGGAATAAGTTATCTTCTATATCAAGATTTGTTGTATCAAGAGATGTAAGAGTTCCATTAACAGTAAGATTACCTGCTACTGTTAAATCAGATGCAATTTGTACATCATCAGGTAGTGATAGAGTTATGTTTGCAGACTCACTACCACTTCCTGACACTGTAATCTTATTAGCAGTTCCTGTTATTGTTGAAACATAATTACCTGTAGTATCAGTTCCTAATGCAACTGAATCAGCAGCAACACTAGTAGCTTGTATTCCAAGAGCATCAACAAATGCTTTAGTAACTCTAGCATCAATAGCTGAATTTGCTCTTGTATCTGTATAGTATAAATTGGTGTTTTCTGTTAAATCAGCAGTTGTCTTATTGCCAAATGCAGAATTAAATCTTGACTGTGTGTAATATAAATTAGTTGACCCTTCACTTAAATCATCTGTATCTTTAGATGTAAAAGCTGAATCAAATCTTGCTGTTGTGTAATATAAATTAGTGCCTTCTGCTAAATTAGTTGTAGACTTAGTTGCTAGTCTAGTATCAAAATCTGAATTAACTCTAGCTGTTGTGTAATATAAGTTGCTACCTTCAGTTAAATCACCTGTATCTTTTGTAGCTAATCTTGAATCGAAATCTGTATTTGCTCTTGCAGTTGTATAGTAAAGATTAGTATTTTCAACAACTATAGAAGTATCTAGTGTTGATGTAACTGATTGATTAGAACCATTACCTATAAATATTTTGCCATTATCTAAGTTAGGAGTAGCGTTACTTCTTCCAGCACCACCCACTTTAATAGAACCAGCAGCAGCATGACTTCTAATTACTTTACCTATGTTTTGTATTTGACTGGATTCACCTGTTGGAGCTGTAGTTGTATAAGCACCTGCTGTTGTGGATACATAAAGTATTTGCCCTTCTGATACGCCTGAAGTATCTAATTCTTCAATAGTACCAAAGGTAACCACTTGTAATGCAGCATTATCATTAGCATCAGATAAAGCTAATCCAAATGCAGGCATTTTAGAAGCATCATCAGCTTTAGCTTGAGCAACTGTTGGCACATCACCTGATACGCCTGATATATAAACTACATCACCTTTGCTTAAAGCACCATCTGCTTTAGCATTAAACCTTATACCACCTTCTAAATCACCTATAAATTCTTCTGTAGCTGTAATGATATTAAAAGTAACATCATCAGTAGCAGCTACAGCTTGTCCTATAGCAATACTAGGAGTAGAACCTTCTCCAGTTCCGCCTGTTACTGTTACGCCAGTACCACCTGACATAGATTCAACATAATCACCAGTTGTATCAGTTCCTAATGTTATTGAATTGATTTGCACAACTGTATCTATATCAACATTAGAACTACCATCAAAAGATACTGAACCTACTACATCACCTGATAAAGATATAGTTCTTGCTGTACTTAGAGTATCAGCAGAATCAGCATTACCTGTTAAGTCTCCAGTAACATTACCTGTAACATTGCCTGTTAAGTTACCAGTAACATTACCTGTTAAATTGCCAGTAAATGTATTAGATGCAGTAATACTAACACCTGTAGTAATCCAAGCATTATCAGCAGCGTTTCTTATCTTTAATACACTGCTAGATGTATCTACCCATAATTGATGAGCAAATGTGGTTGATGGTTCTGTTGAGCCACTATTAACAGTTGCAATAGCTAAAAGAGCATTGTTTAAATCTGCTCTAAAGTCTGCACCTGATTGGTTTGCTATGTTGTAATCGTGTTGTGCCATAATAAAATCCTATTTTATATATCTTAAATCATTCAGGGATACTTGGAAATATCACATCAGCAATATTATTAGCTGACTGATATAAAGATGGTAAGTCTCTTAATTCCTGTCTATATGTTGCCCATTCTTGTTTCTTAGAATCAGATAAAGGACAGTCATTTACTTGAGTCCAGTCTGATGCAAACAATAAATCATTTCTCATTTGTCTAATTAAATCTGTTATTGGTTTTGTTCTTGCTACAGCTTCGTTATTTTTAATTTCATATTCTAAGCCACAATAATTTCCCTCTATCACTGACTCATCATCATTTAAAGAAACCTCATCTATAGTTATATCAGATGTTGTTGTTCCAATAATTTCACCTGTTTCTGTTTTATAAATTGTATAACTATTCATAATTAACCCATGTTATCTAGTAAAACTGTTAAACCTAATGAAGTATGATTGTAATCACCAAAAAAATAAACTCTAAAATAAATATTTGATTGTGAGCTAGAAAGTCCTGATACGGCTCCATAATAGGTATAAGTATAAGGTCTAAAGGTACCAGCCTGCCATGTAAATGTTGCACCATTTGGAACATTCAACCATGTAGAATTATTATAACTATATTGCA